AGGTTTCCAGTCCGAAACTGACGGCAATTACACGTATCAGCTTCAGAAGGATTTAGCTTCTGGTCGGTTGGAAATCACCGACGATGAGTGGGACATCCTGGGTGTGCGGCGTTCACGTATGTCTGTGTTGGTCCCCTCATTCGTGGCGGGTGACGGTTCCACGATTATCAGTAGGGGAAGTAGGCTATGACAACAGTTTTCACGGTGATCGGTGTTAAGAAACTGATCTACCAAACACTTCAGGATGATTACGGTGTTCTGCCTAATGGTGGCGGGTCACTAGGCGGCGGGGTGGTCACTGGTGGCCTGACCCAAGCCCAGGTCCAGACGTTGATTGATACTGCGATTGCGGGTATCCCGCAGTCTGCCGGTGTGACGTTGCAGCAGGTTGAGGCTTCGATTGCTGCGGCTGTCTCTAACCTACCTGCTCCCGGTTTGGGTGAACCGGCTGTGCTGGAACTGCTGGAAGAAAAACTCACTGAGTTCGGCCCTATGATCCAGCAGGCGATCCAGTCTCAGTTCAAGGCGATGCCCAAGAGCATCCGGCTGAACACTGATGACGGCAAGGTCAGCATTGAGGGTTTGGATATTTCCGGCCCGAATAAGCCTGTGTCTTTGGACATGGAGTTGCCTGACGGTTCGTTGTCGGTGAATGGCAAGCGGGTGTTGACGGTCGATGATGCTCTTGATGCTGCCGGTGGTGGGATTGACCAGGCGGCTATTGAGGCTGCGGTTCAGGCTGCTACCGCCACTCTGACTGCGGCCATTTCTTGGGAGGGTCAGCAGCGCGAGGAAGCTGATATCAACCTTGAAGCTGCGTACCAGTACCTCCGTGAGAATAAGGCCGACAAGTCTGCAATTGAGGGTCTTGAGAGTGCGATTATCGGCCAGTTGTCGAAGATTTTCGATGACATTGCGGCGCAGCAGAAGATCAGCGAGGACATCGTTGAGTGGGTTATCGCGGATTATGTGAAGAAGGCTGAGTTCCAGTCTTTGTTGGATGCGATTACCGGCCCTGATGCCACGGTGGAGGATGTGGCTAAGGCGTTCAAGGATTTGAACGCTGGCATCGAAGACCTTGTGCGTCAGCTTGTTTCTGAGGTTTTGGGTGTGCCGCTGCGGCAGATGGTGTCTGAGGCTATCGCCGAGCCTATGAGTGTGGTTCAGGCTGACATTGCGGCTTTGAAGGCCGATAAATCGGCACCCGTTCTTCCTGAGGCTACTGCCGCTGAAATCAAGAACGTGTTGACCGGTGGTGTTGAGGTTCCACCGAATATCCCGTGGACGGCTTGCACGAACGTGGGCGGCAGCGGCAACGTCGAGGCACGGCTCATCAACGGCGTGGTGCAGTTCCGCGGCGATAAGAAGGCCAACATCACCGCTGGTGGCTCACTCACGACGGTGCTGCGTATCCCTGCCGGGTTCCCCGGCCCTGCGGTGGCTCAGAACATCGTTGTCCACGCCACCAACACCGGAGTTTCCTTCGTCACCGGCCTGACCCGAATCGACACGTCTGGGGCTATCGGCCTGGCCGCACCCAACGGCAAGTTCGACACCGCCAGCTACGACGGCGTTCAGTACTTGGTGTTCTGAGAGGAGCCACGATGATTGACAAGAAGATCGAAGCGGTCACCACAGCAGCAGTCCATCCGGCGTGCCTTGATTTTCGGGCTGCCGCTGCCGATGCGCTGAAGGCCCTGGAAGCCGCCGGCGGCGGTTTGGCGCTACCTGACCCAGCGTTGGTGCGTGTCTCCAACACCGCTGTCGGTGAGGGCGAGTACGTTGTCACGCCACTGAACACGATGGGCAACCGGTACATGCACACCCCCGGTGAGCATGACGATTACGCCTTCGTGTTCCTGGCCTACACGATCCCCAGTGTTGTGCCGGGTGGTTCAACGTGGACGATCAAGGTCACTTACGGCGGTAAGACGATGACTTACCGCAACGAGTTCCTTACGGGCGGTTCGGCTACGGACGCTACTCGCGGTGCGGTGCAGTATTACGACCTGCCGATCACGCCGGGTCAGGGTCCGCAGGAGGTTGTGGTCACGTGCACTACCGGTTTGAATCTGACTGGCCGTGCCGGTAATCCGACGTACACGTTCGCCTCAAACTCTGTGACGGTGAGCAACTGGGTTCAGAGCGCGTCAGCGGGATGGGCCGGTGGTACTGGCAGCAACGACAAAACCACCTTCCCCAAGCTCGATGGGGACCGCCGCTATCTGGGTGTGTCTTCTGTAGCCACCACCCCGGCCCGCACGTATATTCAGTCCGGTTCCGGTGGACCCGCGAAGGTTTTGTGGGAGGCATCCGACAAGGACGGTCGTCGCATCGTCATCTTTGAGGACCGCAAGCCGCAGCCCGACTTGTTGACGATCATGCACGGTGGTGGAGCGAAGTTCGCTGCTGGCGCTTTAGTGGTCAACGTGAACGCTCCGTCGAAGGTGCTGTGACTATGGAAATCACCAACGGCGAAATCAACGTCGACCTGCCAGAGTCGTTGGCGAAGCTGCTGCTGGCCGGGAAGTCCTGGGCGGAAGGCTCCACCGAAGATCACGGTGACCGAGTGGTGGGCCGTGGAGAGGACGACACCGCCATCCCGATGACACGCATCCCAGGTGTCGTCGACATCTCCATGAACCGGCTGAAGAGGCTCGTCGCTGACGGCACCATCCCGCACGTCCTCAAGGACCGCACGAAGCTGATCCGGCCGTCGGACGTGAAAGCCGCACTCACCCAATGAGCCTCCTCGATAGGGGGAATCAGTGCGTGGTTGTGTTCCCGGAGGAAAAGGTCACCGACGCGGACGGGAACACGAAAACCCAAGCCGCTAAGTGCGGGTTCCGCGCCAGGGCACGCATCCAACCGTTGGGTTCCGGTGGTGCAGCCTCAGCTGACCAGTACGGGGATGGGTTCGACAGCGAGAAGGTGTATTCGCTGCGGTTCCCCCGCGGCCTGAGATGCGTGTTGGGTGCCCAGTCCCAAATTGAGTGGATGGGTGAGCGGTGGGTCATCCACGGTGACCCGTTGAGGTACAGCAACTCTCCGCGCACCGCCCACCTGATCTACACCATCAAGAGGTACTGATGGCGGAGATCTACAAGAAGGGCAAAGCGTTCAACGGGATGATCGCCCACATGGGTGGGGTGAAGGGTGCGTTGCGGGACGAAGCGGGCCGCTTGGAGGGCATCGCGCAAACCCGTTTAACAGCTGCCCGCTCATCAACGAAATGGGTGAAGTACGACCGCGACTCGGCCGGCGAAACCGCCATCGAGGTGTCCGAAGCGGACGGCCAGTACACCTGCGACTATCACGTCTCCATGACCGCCGAGAACGCGATGGCCATCGAGTACGGGCACGCCCCCTCGGGGAAGTTGGAGGGCACCCGCACGAAAGCGCCGTTCGGTCTTTACATCATGACGGGGACGCACAGCCAAGCCTAGGGAGGTGAGTATGTCGAGGATGCCTCGCATCCAGTCGGTCATTCTCCCCATCCTGCGGGACTCGTTTCCCGATGTGAAGGTCGGTTCCTGGGTGGAGGACATCGACTTTCGTGATTTCCCGATGCTGCAAGTCAGGCGGATCGGTGGGATGCGGCACGACCGAAGACCTACCCAGTTGGCCATGCCGGTCATTGAGTTGACCGCTTACGGCATAGAGGGGTTGGTGGAAACCGAGCAGCTGTACGAGGACGCCCTGGAGGCGCTGTATGCGGCTGCGAGGAATCAGGCACGAACAGATACCGGCTATCTGCATTCAATACGGGAGACCTCTGGCGCCGCCCAGTACCCGTCTCCTTTCCAGGACTCCTGGCGGGTTCAGGGACTTATCGCATTCGGGGTTCGGCCCCTTCCAATCAAGTAACAGGAGTAAATAGACATGCCAATCAATGACAAAGCGGTGATCACCGCTGCGACTGGGTTCATTTTCACGGCCCCGGTCGGAACTGCCGCACCGACCCCAACTGAACTTGCCGCTCTGGCTACCCCGAAGCTGCTTCTTGAAGCCGGGGTTGACGATGTTGTGGTTGACCCCGACGCTGATGCTGGCGGCAAGGCCGGGCGTTCCACTGTGGCGGATGCGAAGACCACACTGCCTGTTGCGTGGGTCAACGTCGGGCACACCTCCCGCGATGATCTGCCGGAGTTCGGTTACGACGGCGGCGATCTGGAGACGCGTGGCACTTGGCAGAACGAGTCGCTGCGCGAGGTGGAAACCAAACCGGTCGCTGACTACCTCGTCTTCAAACTGCACCAGTTCGACTCGGGTGCGTTCGAGCTGTACTACGGCAAGGACGCCTCCGCTGTTGCGGGTGTGTTCGGTGTGGCCGGCGGCACCACCGTCCCGGTGGAGAAGGCCCTGTTCATTCTGATCGTGGACGGGCAGAACAAGATCGGGTTCCACGCCCACAAGGCGTCGTTCAGGCGGGACGATGCGGTGGAAATGGCCACCGACGAGTTCGCGGCGCTGCCCATCCGGGCGACGCTGCTGCGCCACAACACCGAAGTGAAGTTTTCCTGGATCAACAAGGACTTCTTCGTCCCGTGAGTAGGCCGGGGGAGGGGAGTTCCTGGCGGGCCGCTCCCCTCCCCCCTTCACCACACTGCCCGCCAAAGACCCGCTATGAGAAAGGCCCAGCCATGCCCAACAACAACATTTTGACTTTGGATTCCCTCCGCGAAGACATCGAGCGCGAATTCGCCCCCTGCCAAGTGGACTTGGGGGAGGGGAAAACGTTGACGCTGCGGAACCTCCTGCGGCTCCCCAAGAACACCCGGGAACAGGTGTACACACTGCTCGATGAGCTGTCCGCCATCCAGAAAGACGAGGACCAGGACGGTTTGGTGGCCACTGAGCAGTCCGCGCAGATCGCCCTGAAAATCCTGCCTTTGGTGGCCGACAACGAGAAGCTCGGCGCGAAGCTCGTGGAGTCCATTGAGGACGATTTGGCGTTGACGCTGCGGGTGTTTTCGCGGTGGATGGAGGGCACCCAGGCGGGGGAAGCCGAGGGCTCGCCGACCTCATAGATGAGTACGGTGAGCATTTGGCCGCTGACCTGCTCGAGCATTACCGGGTGGATTTGCGGGATCTGATGCATCCGGGCAGCCCGCTGACCCCGCTGTGGTTGTTGGTGTTGATCCGCGGCCTGCCTGAGGGTGGGCGGTTCAACGCTGCTGTGCGTGGTGGGCAGGAGTTCCGCGGTTGGGACGCGTCCCGGTATGCGGCGGCGGCGACGGTGAACGCGGTTCGGGCTTTGCAGCACACCTATGTGTCGGCGCATGTGAAGTCCCGGCCGAAGCCGCCGGAGCCGTTCCCCATCCCTGACCGTCCGAAGCGCCGCGGCGCTGGTTCATTCGCCGCTATCGCGGCCCAAAAGTTGGCTGAGGAAGGTTCAGATGGCCGGTTCGAAGGAAGTCGGGAAGGTCTCGATCCGGGTCATTCCTGATTTGGATCGGTTCCGGGAGGAACTGCAGGGCGAACTGGAGAAGCTGGAACGTAAAGTCGCGGAGATCATGGTTGGTGCGGACACCAGCCGTCTGCGCGATGAGGTCCGGGCTGCCACCGGGAACCTTGACGCCGAAGTCGTTGTTGACGCCAATACATCCCGCATTGGTGAGCAGCTGAGGGAAAGCGTCAGGGACGCAACGAAGAACCTCCCGAAGACCGAGGTTCCGTTTGAGCCGAAGTTCACAGACCCTAAAGGTCTGCCGGAAACAACGATTCCGGCCAAGCCTGAGACCAGCGAGCAGGCTTTCAAGCAGTGGCGTGCCGACATCATCAACAAAGCAGCGTCGCTGCGGGCCACTATCCGACCCGATGTTGACGACGATCAGCTCCGCAAGCGCCTATCAGGTCTTGTTGCGGAGCTGCGTCAGCTTCCAGTGGAACTGGACGCGGAGTTCGACTCAAAGCCGATCAAAGCGGACTTTGAGAAGACACTCGCGGATATCAAAGCCATAGCCTCCAGGGACAAGATCGAAATCCCCATTGAGGTAGATCAGAACCGTTTCCAGCGTGCGCTGGCCGGTCTGCGGTCGAAGCTGAACAACACCACTCTGTCTATTGGCGGTTTGTTCGCTTTGAATCAGGGTTTGGACAGCGTCGGTGAGTCGGCCACGCGAGCCAGCGGCGGCATGACCCGGCTGTCCCGCACCGGCCTGATCGTGGCTGCGGTGTTCGCCGGCGCCGCCCCGGCGGTCGGACTGGTTTCGGGCCTCCTCGCCGGCCTGCCTTCGCTGATCAGTGCGTTCGCAGTTGGCGGTGCGGCGGTCGCTTTGGGCTTGGACGGCATCAAAGCGGCAGCGGAGGCGGTGAAACCAGCTTTTGAAGAGCTGAAGGCGGCGGTTTCCGGCACGTTCCAGGAGCAGTTGACTCCGATCTTTCAGCAGTTCCTGCCGATGCTTCCGATGCTGAAGTCGGGATTCCAAGAGGTCGCCTCAGGGCTGTCGGGGATGTTTCAGGGTTTCGCGAACGCCGCCACCTCGGTGCAGGGTGTGCAGCAGATCGGAACGATCCTGCAAGGCGTCGGCGGTTTCTTCAGGGACCTCGGCCCGGTAGTGCAAACAGCAACCCAGTCGTTCCTCACGTTGGCATCTGCGGGGGCGCAGTCGTTCAACCTGCTGCTCGCTCCGCTGCAGAACTTCGCCAACGGTTTCGACGCGATGGTGCAACGCATCACCTCCAACGGTGTGTTCGAAGGCGCGATGCAGGGCTTGTCGCAAACCCTTGACGGCATTTTCACCCTGTTCACCCGCCTGTTTGAGGTGGGTGCGCAGGCGATGGCTTCGCTGGGTGGGCCTCTGCAAACCCTGCTCGGAGGGTTCGGTGACCTGCTCGTCGGGGCGATGCCGGCGCTGACAGCGTTCGCGGCGGGTGTCGCGAACACCATTGGGGCGTTGGGAACGTCGTTGGCCCCGGCGTTCGCCGCTCTCACCCCGGCGGTGTCAGCGATCATGCCGATCATCACCCAGTTGGCGACGATCCTGGGTTCGACGCTGTCCACAGCGGTTCAGGCGTTGGCCCCGGCGTTGACGCAGATCGCCCAGGTGTTGGGTCCGGTGTTGACCGCTGCCGCGACAGCGTTGGCACCGATCCTGACCCAGGTCGCTCAAACATTGGGCACTGTGCTGCTGGCTGCGGTTCAGGCGTTGGCGCCGCTCATGCCGCTGATCACCCAAACATTTCAGCAGCTCGCTGCCGCGATAGGGCAGGGCTTGGCGACGGCCCTACCGGCAGTCGCTAACGCGTTCACGCAGCTGGTTCCGGTGATCGTCCAGTTGGCGCCGGCGTTCCTTCAGCTGATCCAAGCCGTCATTCCACTCGTACCGGCAGTAGCGCAGATCGCCGCTGCGGCGCTGAGCGTGGTGGCAGCGTTCGCCCCGCTGCTCGGCGTCCTCGCCAATGTAGCGACGTTGGTGGCGCAGGTCGTCGCGAGGTTTGCCGAGTTCGCCGCCAGCGTGGTCGCCGCGGTTGCGGGAGCTGTGTCCGGGTTGGTCAGCACGATATCCAGCGGGATGCAGCAGTTCGTGCAGTTCATCTCCGACGGCATCAACCAGGGGGTGGATGCTGTGCGGCAGTTCGGATCCCAGGTTGTGGCGGCGTGCGCGGGGTTCGGTTCGCTGCTGGTGTCTGCGGGCGCCGACCTGATCCGAGGGTTGATCAACGGCATCAAGTCGATGGCCGGGGCGGCGCTGCAAGCCGCCCGCGATGTCGCCTCAAGCGTGGTCGGGGCGGTGAAAGGTTTCCTGGGGATCAACTCGCCGTCGAAGGTGTTCCGCGAGATCGGTGTGAACGTCGGTGAAGGCTTCAACGAGGGCGTCGGCTCCCAAGTCGGTGCCGGTGTCGCACAGGTCAAGGAGTATGCGACCGCGATCCTGCAGTCGGTGAAGGAGGTGTTCGGTTCCGCTGAAGGGGTGAACCTCAATTTCAACCTCGCCGCAGCCGCACCGGCACCAGCCCTGTCCGGGCTGCAAACCCAGCTGGCGGCAACGTCGTCGTCGGCGGACACGTTCAAGGAGTCGATGGGTTCGGCTGGGCAGGCTTTGACGCAGATCGACACCACTGAGGCGAAGCTGAAGATCGACGAGTTGGGGCAGTCGCTGGCCGAGTTGGAGATCCGCCGCAAGGAACTGCAACTCGCCAAGGCCGACCCGAGCGCCGACCAGGCCGCTATCAAGGCGCAGCTTGAGCAGATCCGCAACCAGAAAACCGCGCTCGGGTTGGAGCGCGACAAATTGGCCTACGCCCAGAAGTACGGCGGGCAAATGTCATCCACGTCGCAGGGCTACCAGGATCAGATCAAGAGCCTCCAGAAGATGCCGTTGGACTTCGCCACCGCAAACGGAAACCAGTTCCTGTCCGA